TAATAAGACACACACCCGGCTATATACATGGGGGGTGTACACAATGTGCAACAATGACATAACGGAACAACGGAACAACGGAACACCATAACAATTTGTTACGTTAGCATAATAATACACCAGCACACGCTGTTACATGCGCTGGCGTGTATTACGCTGCTTTGGCAGCTTTCTTCGATGCGCGCAATGAGTTCTCAATGAATGCCCGGTCTTCCGGCGACATTTTGAGAATCTTTGCCGCAATGCTTTCCGGTGTGGCTTTGAACCCGCCGCGTTCGCGTTTCAGCATCTCGCTAACTTTGATGGTATCTGTTGCCGGGACAATGCCAGCGGTGCGATATACCGCTTGAGCAGCAATCACGATGCTACGTGTGGCGAGTTCTTCCATCTGCTCGGTGGTGACATCGGTAAAATCAATCATGGCTGATGTTGATGTAGCTTCACCGCCACGGGCTAACCGTGTTTTAAAAGTTACGTTTTTCATGTTTTATACTCCATATTGTTAAAAGGGCCAACATGACCCACATAGACCACTTTATTAGAATGGTCTATATGTGTCAATCATCACATGCGATACATATACATGCTTCGATTGCGGCCTGCCATGTGGGATATTCTACATCCAATTTATCATTACGAATGATTGATGCATATTCATACCATCCGAATGTACGCATTATGTTAATTAGATATTCCATAATAATCTCCATGTTGTATGCCCGGTGCCAGCACCCATTACACACGCAAGCATCGTGCCACATTAGCCCATTATTTAATACGAGCATAATCAATCACATACCGCAGTTGCATAAATACAACAGTGACAATTTACGTCATCTATGTGACGTTTTACGCGCTCATGTGACAATTTTTGTCAGCGTATTATTCCCGCCACTGTTGTATTCTTACCACTGTAGCATTCATACCACATGCACCAACTTGGTGCGCCGCATGTTGCCCGGAATACCGCTACCCCCCATTTGCACGTAGATATCGGGGGGTCAGTCACATTTTTCATAGAAATAATTTTCAAACCCTTTATAGGTAACATTAGCATTAGTTATGATAATATATTTAAATTTTTACTTGACGGCGGCAGTTGGACATGATAGCATCCGGGTATGATTCTACGACCACATCCAGTTCCGGCAGCGAGTAAAATGTTTAGTGAGGAGCTGAAACCATCAGTAAGTAAGCTAACTACCGAATATCGGCGGGTGTTAGATGAACACTACGCGAAAGAAGTAGTAGTTCCAATCGAGAAAAAAACATGAATGATTTAAGAGTTCTCCCAACAATCAATCCAGAGAAGATAACTGAAGGTTGGCAGTTGAAGAAACTTAGTCAAAAGCATAAGAATATTATTGCGCTTCATGCGCAGAATGTTAAACGGGAGGATATAGGTAAAACAGTCGGCTGCACACCTGAATATGTTAGTATGATTATGCAGCAGCCTTTGGCACGTGAGTACATGCGAGACTTAGAGAAGTATATGGACATGAGGCTGGAAGCATTATATGGTCGTAGCGTTGATGCTATCGAAGCTGGCCTTGCAGGTGATGCAACGGATACGCAGCTTAAGGCAGCGCGACTACAATTAGAAGTTACTGGTAAGTTAAAACCAAAGGATAGTGATAAGCAAACAGCTGAGGATGTTGTATCAGCCTTGCTTAAACATGCGGCAGGCGGCGTCATCGCTATTGGGAATAATGTTCAAGTAAATACAGGAGATTGAAATGGCACAGGTTGATGCGCTTGTATCCTCAGCAAAACCACGAGCAGTTAAGTATTCTAAAAATGTAGGTGTTGTCGTACCTCTTGCATCAAATGCTACTATTCTTGAAATGGTAGGATTAGATTTTATGACACAGTTCTGTTGCGCTGTAACTCCTGGGACTAATGCGTTTGATGCGTTCATAGTTAGTGTTAAGTTCCACATAGATGGGCCTTATGTAGTCATTGCAAATCAGGCTACAGACTATACATCACCAACTGGATTGATGGTAAAAGCAAGTGCAAGTCTAGTAACACTGGCAGCAGCTACGGCTGGATGGTTTATTCTTAATGTTACTGGCGTATGTGCTGTTAAAGTTGAAGCATCTGCTGGTACAGGTGCTGGTACAGCTGATGTATATGCCAGCGCAAGATAACCATAACAAATTGTTACATACTTAAAATGCCGACACCAGAACGTTTTGCCATTGAGTCTCTACTTCATGTCGTAGACATGGAGAAGCAAGACGTTCGCTTTAATTTAAACTCAGCTCAAGCCAGTATCGATGATAACTTTGCACCAAGGATGATAATTCCAAAAGCTCGCCGCCGTGGTGTAAGCACGTACTTCTTAGCTCGCAGCGCAATTCGGTGCATGGGAATAGATAATACAAATGCTGTAGTTATATCCCATGAAGCTAAAGCTACTGAGCGTATGCTGGATAAGATTAAGTATTTCTTAAATACTATGGAAGGCCCAAAGCCTCTCATAAAAAATAGTAGTAAAGACGAGATTACATTTCCGAAGCGAAACTCTACAATATACATAGGCACGGCAGGTAGTCGAAGCTTTGGTCGTGGTGATGGAATTACTGACCTACACTGTTCTGAAGTTGCATACTGGCCTAATGTTAAGGACACAATGACGGGGCTACTGCAGGCTGTTAGTAAAAAATCTGGTTGCATAAGTATTGAGTCTACTGGGAATGGTGCAGGGAATTGGTATCACTCTCAATGTATGCGTGCAGCGAAGGGTGATTCTACATTTAAACTCATGTTTCTACCCTGGCATGAAGACCCTGATTATAAGATACTAATGACACCTGAAGCTTGCATAGAATTTATGAATAGCCTTCGGGCAGATATTGATGAACCAGAGCTATTTAAAACATATGGTATGAATGCTATGCAACTTGCATGGCGGCGGCAGGTCTTAGAAGATGAACTTGATGGGGATGTGTATAGTTGGAATAAGGAATATCCTAGCTGCCTTGATGACTGCTTCCAAGCGGCGGGTGGTGGTATATTTCGTAAAGTTAATTACACTGAAACAAAAGAATGGAAACAGATTGATGCAAATTTCTGGAAGCTTGAAAGTCATCCTCGTCCAAATTTACACTACATTATCGGTGGAGACGTTAGTGGCGGCGTTGGCAAGGACGCATCTGTTGGTGAAATATTCTGTCTAGAAACAGCAGAACAAGTTGGTGAATACATAAATAATAAAATTGAACCTGACATCTTTGGAATTAAACTTGCAGAACTCGGTCGCATGTTTAACAACGCTTTCATTGGATGCGAGTCTAACAACCATGGTATACTGACGCTGAAAACCCTCCAAGAGTACGACCACTCCATAAGCGCCCCCAGATACCCATCCAACAGAATCTACCGCACCCCGGCGGTACGCCGCTCAGGGGCTAAAGACCAGGTTCGTTCGTTGGCAGACCTGGGGGTTAGAACCAGTGTGCGCTCCAAGCCCCTGATTATAGGCACCCTCCGTAAGCGCCTCGCCAGTGATGTTATTATTCATAGTGTTATTCTTAAGAATGAACTCAGTACATTTGTTGAACTTGAAGATGGTAAGATGGGAGCTTCTTCTGGTTGCTTTGATGATACTGTAATGGCAACTGGCATGGTGTTTTATGTTGAATCAAAAGGTGCTATTGCTCTTATTGATGAACCTATAACACAAGAAGAACTAAGAGATGCATTTTCTTTAGATAGTATTATTGAAGAACTAACTGCTGGTAGGCATAACAGGGCGTTTCCGCGATATCTTACGGAGGACTTATGAGGGTTCTTATACTATCTAAGAATGGTAATGGCGCTAGCATGGCTTATAAGTTATCTAAAGAGGGTCATACTGTGGATATGTGGTGTGATGACCCACATTATAAAGATGCTTTAAAAGGCTATGTTGGAAGACCAAATTCCTGGAGACCCCTACTTCCAGCTGCTGACCTAGTTATATGTGATATGGTAGGCTTTAGTAAATATGCAGAGCTATTTCAGCGCATGGGTAAACCTATACTATGCTGTAATCCTATAGCTGATATTCTTGAACTAGACCGTAAGCGTGGTGAGGAGGCATTTCATAGGCTTGGTATTAACACTCCACCCAGTCAAGACTTTAAAAGTGTTGAGGATGCTGCTAAACTTAAATGGGTTAATGAAACTGGATACGTAGTAAAAGGTTCTGGGAATATTGATACAGGTAAAACATATCTATGTGCTACTGAAGAACTATATCAGTGGGCGCTTACTACTATGAAGGATGCTACAGATGTTGTTGTTCAGGAACTAATTCCAAAAGAAGGAAGTGTTGAAGTTAGTACTGAGGGCTGGTTTAATGGTATAGATTTTATACATCCATTTAATCATACTTTTGAAGAGAAGCATTACCTTCCAGGTGATATAGGTAAGATGACTGGATGCGCTGGTAATGTTGTAATACCACTTGAGAAGCCTAGTAAACTTTGCCGTGACACTGTTATGCGTTTTAAACCTATTCTTGCTAAAGCAGGATATAGAGGACCAATAGATGTTAATTGTATAGTAACTAAAGATAAGGTATATGCGCTTGAGTTAACTTGTCGGTTTGGATATGATGCTCTTGAAGCTTTAATGACAGGTTTAAATGAGCCAGTTGGTAGCTTCTTGTTTGATGTGGCTACAGGTATTAAGAAGTCTATGGATATTCGTTATGATTTTCTTATCGCAGTTCGAGTAAGCCGAGACCCATATCCATATGCTAAGCCATACGAAATAAAAGAGCCTGATAAGGGTATGCCTATCTGTGGATTAACAGACCTTGATTTAAAGTTTACATATCTTAGTGACGTGTATAAAGAGCCTGGCAGCAATCAAATGCTATATGCTGCATCTGATGGAGTTGTTCTTAGAGCTACAGCTTTTGGTAGGTCAGTTAAAGAAGCACAGCATAGGGTGTATAAGATTTGCAAGAACATTAAAGCTATTGACATTGCTTATGCTAATGACATAGGAGACCGTGTTGATAAAGATATTGCACTACTACGTGAGTGGGGTTGGCTATGAGTATTCGAGGTTATATAGGTGGACAGCCTGATGTAAGTTGGTGGCTTGAACAAATTCGTGCAGGTATTGAATATCGTAAGCGTTGTGCTCACCAGGCACAGTGGCCTATTTGGAGAAAGTATTATAGAAATGAATTTCCAAAAGGCGTGATTCCAGTAAATCTATTCTTTCGTATGCTTCGTACTACTGTACCAAGAATATATTTTAACAATCCATCTTTGTCAGTTGTGGCTACAAAAGCCGGAACTGAGCAGCAAGTATTTGCACAACTTATTGAACGTATAGATAATAAGTTAGTTCGAGTTATGGATGTTAAAAATCAGATGAAGCGAATCATTCATAATACTTGGATGTTTGGAACTGGTGCAGGTAAATTAGGTTTTGGAGCTGAGTATACTCCAACACCGGAAGCTTTTGATACATCAATTCCAGAAGAATATAAATCAAAGCTTCATCGTAGAATTGAGTATAATTCTAATGTCAAAGCTAATATGCCTTGGTTTATGTCTGTGCATACAGGTAGTTTAATTGTTCCAAAGAACCTAATGCAATTTGCTGATACACCTTGGGTTGCTATGTGGCTGAAGCGCCCACTAGATGATATTCAAGCTGATCCTCGTTTTAAGAATGTTAACGGCCTTCGTAGTACTACTGGTAAAGGCATTGGGTCAATGGGTAGTGTTACGTCTACCAATGAGATAAATAAAGATGAAGTAGACCTTATTGAAATTCGAGATATGAGGACTAAGAAAGTTATTGTTATAGCTCCATATGCTTCAGATAGAATTTTATTTTTTGGTGATGACGAGCTTCAAAATAATGATAGACCTAATATATATCCCGTAGTTTTTAATCCTGATGATGAGCAGTTTTGGGGTATTCCAGACTCTTGTATTCTTGAGCCGCAGCAACTTGAGTTGAATGAGATTAGAACATTACAAATGAAGCATCGTCGTATATCTTTAGTTAAAATTCTTTATAAGAAAACTGCCATCGACCTTGCAGAACTTGAGAAGATGCTCAATGGAGATGTCGGAGGTGCTATAGCTATTAATGGAGAACTTTCTGATATTGAAGTTATGGAGATGGGGCATATTCCAGAAGGACTTTATAGTGCTAGTGCTGAGGTGCAAGCCGATGTTCGGGATGGTATGGGCTTTAGTCGTAATCAAGGTGGTGAGTACGCATCTCAAAAATCTCATAATGCTCCAACTGCAACTGAGTCTCGTATAGTACAATCAGCTAGCGAAATCCGAGTTGATGAGCGCCGAGATGCTCTTGCAGATATGCTTGTTAATATCTTTGAGGATACGAATGAACTTATATTTAATAAGTGGGCAGATGATGAAGTGGTACAAGTAATGGGGCCTGAGGCTGTTCCAGTCTGGGTAGCCTTTAAACCAGCTATGCTTAAAGCTGCTAGGTATGAAATAGATATTGAACCTGATAGTACGCTTCCAGAGACAAAAGAAATGCGAGAATCTAAAGCTGTTAATGTTTATAACTTACTTAAAGCTAATCCTTTAATAGACCCACAGATGCTTACAGCTTATTTACTTCGGGAGATGCATGGCGTTTCTTATGACCATTTAGTTAAAGCTGTTCAGCAGATGAGTAATGGTGTTCAACAAGCAGCAGCAGCTGGCCAGCCAGGAGCTACTCCAGGAAATCCAGTTAATGCTGGCGAACTTATGAAGATGCTTGCCCAAGGGCGAAAATAAACTCAATTTGAATTGACTTTTAATTCGACTTGATATATCATTAGGGCGTTATAACAATTTGTTACATAGGTGTTAAAATGCGTTGGATACAGATAAATGGTGAACTAGTCCCGGCAGATGAGGCTACAGCTCAACATGAATCGAAAGGGCCTGCTGTTCATATATTTAAAGCTGGTTTTTATGAACATATAGATTCTGAGCCAATCTATATTGGGTCTCGTAAACAGCTACAACACGAAACTCGTAGTCGTGGTTTAACATCAGATTATGCGGAGTGAATAATGGCAAATCCAAAAGTTATAGTTGAAGTTACTGATGCTGGTTTTGAAGTTGACCTTGAAAACTGGGAGGGTGTAACTAATGTAATGATTGAGCGTATTCACTATGCAATTGTTCGTAAGTCTCAAGTATATAAAGCTCAAAAAGTTGGAGCTACATATGTAAAAAGGATGGCAAATGAGGCGGCTGCTAGACAGGTTGAGGCTGATAAACAGAGCGGAGTTCCCGCTAAAACTTTTTCCGAGGAGTTAGAAAATGTTATTGCATCAAGTTAAGATGGCTGAGGCTGGAGATGCCGATGGTTCAGGTGAGACTAAAGTTGTAAATGCATCTGAAGCTAGTATGCAGCAAATTGAACTGCTAACAAAGAGTGTAGGTTTGCTTGCCGAAGGTCTACAAAAAATGGAAGGTAATCAGCAAAATATTGTATCTGCCCTTGCTAATATTACGAATCAAAGTAAAGGTGAAGTACGAGATGATCTAGAAGAAGAATTTGGAAAAGATGTTGACCTTGAACAACTTAATCGAAAAGACTTTGCTGCATTTATTATTAAGAGTACCGAGGCGGCTCTTAAGACTGAGATGGCTAAGTTACTCGGTGATGTAGATAAGAAGGTCACAAATCTTGCATCAAGTTTTGAATCAAAAAATGCAAGTGAACAGATAGCAAAAGCTGCTGACCAGAATCCTGACTTCTGGGAATGGTCAAATGAGATTAAGCAAATGCTTGCAGAGAACCCAACACTTTCTGTAAATCGTGCATATCAACTTGCTAAATCTGAGAATCATAAAAAGGTAGAAGAATTAAATAAGAAGTATGCTAAACCTGAGGTAAAGAAGGAACAATCTTTCTTAGGTTTAACACCAACAAGTTCTATCGGTACGAGGGATGCTACCGGAAAAATGACACAGAAAGAGGCCGCAGAAAAAGCTTTTGATAAAGTCATGAGCGACTTAGGCGATGTAATTCAGAACAAAGATTTTAAAATAGCATAACCCTTAAACGATAGGAGTATATCATGGCAGGACCTACAACGCTATCAGAAGTATTAGATAACCTCTATACTACTACATGGCAAAACATGAAAGGTACTATATCAGACCAAGTGTTTAACGCACTTCCGTTCTGGTTTTGGTTGAAAGAAAAAGGTAAGATGGAAACTGTTGAAGGCGGACGTTTTCTTTCTGAGCCTTTGCAATATGATAAGAGTGATAGCGTAAAGTGGATAGGGCGCGGTGGTACTGCATCCATGAATGACTTTCAGTTCTTAACTATTGCTAAGTATGATTGGCGTTATCTTGTTGGTAGTATCGTTCGCTTTGGTGTCGATGACCAACAGAATCGTGGCAAGAATGAGATTATTAGTCTCATGAATTCCAAGATGGATAACGTTAAGAATGCTATCATTACTGAGTTTGAAACCCGACTCTTTGGTGCAACTGGTGCAGTTGCCGCTGGTACAACTACTAACGATAATCCAGCTTTTGATGGATTGCAATTTTTAGTCCCAGATGACCCAACAGCTGCAGCAGGCAACGCTGGTGGTATTGACCCATCAGTATATACTTGGTGGCAGAATCAGGCTACAAATGCAACTGGTAAATCTTTCGCAACTTACGGTATTAGTGAGATGCGCACATTGATGAACAACTGCACAAATAACCTGAAGATGGATAAGCCTGATATTATCTTGTCTGGTCAAACTCCATATGAGTACTATGAAGATACTGTATTGCCTATCTATCGTGTAAGTAATAACAAACTTGCTGATATGGGCTTTGAGAATCTTCAGTTCAAAGGTGTTCCTTTGATGTGGTCTCCGTCATGTGCTAATACTCGGATGTACATGCTTAATACTAACTATATTAAGTTTGCGTATGACCCGATGATGATGCTTGACATGACTGCTTGGAAGGATATCCCTAATCAAGTAAATGACCGTGTAGCACAAATTATCACAGCTTGTACGTTCAAGGTTAGCCGCCGCCGTTGCCAAGGTGTGCTGTATAACATTGATACGGCTTGATGTACTTCCGCAATTTTGCGGGGTGAGTTCGTATTCAACTTAGGAGAAATATCATGGCAGGAATTAAGCAAACTTTTGTAACGAAGCTTACAGACGTAAACTCTACAGCGCAGGAAGTTCTTGGTACACTGCGCTTTGAGGGTAATAAAGTCTATAAGTATGTAAATATTAAGAATACTACTGCAACAGTTGCCGGTGCGGCTGGTAGTCTTGTTGGGTATTTTGCAGCCACTGGTTACTTGAACAATCGAGTTGTGATTGATGAGAGTGACGCTGATGCAGCTGTAAACCCAGCTGGAGCTTTATGCGGTACAGTTGCTGGTGTTCTTACAGTAGACTATTATGGCTGGATTCAGATTCGTGGTTATTGTATTCTGGATACTGCTGTAACTAGTGGTGCTGCTGGGTCTCCATTTTATCTACTTGGTAGCACAACTGATAAAACTGGAAGTATCCTTACAGCTGTAACACAGGCTCAGTGTGGTGTTAGTATGAATACTACAACTGGTGTTGTTCTCACTTGCCCATTCTAATAGGAGAATAACATGGCAGCATATGCAGCTACTGTAACAGTACCAGATAGGGTAGCTAAAAAGTTGGCAGCGACAGGCCTCGGAATTCTCCGAGGTACTGTTAATATCACAAACTATAATTCGACTCTTGCAGAGCTTACTGGCATTACTGGAATGTTTCGGTCTGCACCGACAGTATTACTTGGTGGAGCTTCCAGTAACGGATATATTGTAGCTTATGATACTACTGGCAAGTCAGTAAAAGCTTTCTATCCAACGAAAGCGATTACACCTGCTGGTAGTGTCGCAGCTCCAGTATTTACAGGTACTGCGCACCAAGCAGACCTTGACCTTACGACACCAGTATTTTCTGGCACAGGTCTAACAGCTTCAGGCCAAGCTATTACTACCACTGATAACCAGACAATGACATTAAATCAGTGCGCTGGTATGTGGCTTATGGCAGCGACAGTAAATGCTCCTGCACTGGAAATTGTTAGCAACACTGCTGTAACTGGCGCTCCTGCTGTATTCACTGTTAAAGGTGTTGCCGCAACTGACGCTGGTGCGTATAAAGTAGTAACAACTCCAACTATTACAGGTACTAATAGTGCGCCTGCTTTTACTGGAAATGCTGTTGCTGGACAGGCTGGAACTGAAGTTGCTAATGATGTAAACGTAGGTACAGTATCCTTTGTAGCTTTTGGACCTGCACCTTAATTGTAACAAATTGTTACATAGGAGTTGCAAATGGGTACCTTGACTTACGTTCAATTACAGAATGAGGTACGCTCTGGCTTAGGCGGGAGAACTGATTTAGACTCTCGCCTACCTTCTATTATTAACCTTGCTCAACAACGTCTTGCTAGAATTCATGACTATGATGAGATGGAAGTTATTAGTACAACTACAGTTAATAATACAGGAAGTACTAATGATAAGTATCTTACGCTACCAAATAAGCGTGAGGTCTTTTCAATAGTTCTTTTAGATGGCGCAAATTCTCGTAAACTTATTCAGCGCACTCCACAGTTTTGGGATAGGCGAATTCCTATGCCTGAATATTGGGCTCGGGATAGAGTTCAAGATTATATTATCTGGGGGCAAACAGTTGAACTTTGGCCGCTTCCTAATGCTACATACACACTACGAATGCGTTGGAGTCAATGGCCTCAAGACTTAGTTGCTTCAACTGATACGTCTCAATTTCTTCAAAAAGACGAAATTTTAATTGAACTTGCCCTTGTATATTGCTTTAATAGTTTAGGTAAGGAAGATGATGCACGGAAGCATAGTGCTAATGTATCAATGCTTATGCTTGAAGCGCAACAGAAAGATGACACTCACCCAGATTTAAATATACTTCCAAGTGCCAGTGACGCTCAAGTTATTCAAGATGGCGGACTTGGTAGTACGCCATGGCTTGACCCATTTATTAGGAGTAATAGATGAGTATTATTAACTACATAGTTACTCTATGGACTGGCACTCCAACAAGTCAAAGAACTATGGTTGTTTGGGATGCAGGTTTATACACACCAATATCTACAACATATTGGGATAACGGTACAACAGATTGGATAGGCTAATATGGCATCCGCGATAGATGACACAAAACCCACAGCTGGAAATGCACTAACAGGTGATGTTAGAGCTAATTTTACAACAGCTAAGAATGAAATAACTACATTGCAAAATGCAATAACTAATGTTGAGAATAAAAGTTTTGCAGTAGGTATTCCTGCGGCAACAGTAGCTGCTGCAAATAAAGTAACACCAGTTAGTGCTGATGAGTTTATGCTTGTTGATAGTGCTGCGGCGAATATTATAAAGAACTTAACATATGCTCAGCTTTTAGCTGCTGTCAAAAATGGCCTTATGTATCTATTTGATACTAGGCAAGACTTTCGTCTATCACTAACTTCAGGTTCTCCAGCACCTTCAGCCGATGTTACAGGTGCAACTACAATTTATTGTACACCTTATTGTGGAAATAATATAGCATTATATGATGGCACAAAGTGGATATTAGATACCTCAGTTGAGTTTTCAATAGCACTTGGAACTTTAACATCTGGCTTACCTTACGATGTGTTCTGCTATGATGCCGCAGGAGTTCCTACACTGGCAATTCTTGCATGGACAAGTAGCACAGCTCGCGCTACAGCTCTTGCGTATCAAGATGGTATTCTTGTTAAATCTGGTGATGCTACTCGTAGATATCTAGGAACATTTGTTACTACATCTACTACACAGACTGAGGATAGTGTTACAAATAGATACTTATGGAACTACTATAATAGAGTTCATAAGTATATGGAGCGCCATGAAAGTGCGGCTACGTGGACATATACAACTGCTACTATTCGACAAGCAAATGCTAATGCGGCAAATCAGCTAAACTTTGTTATTGGTGTAGTTGAAGATGTTGTTAATGCTATGCTAGTAGCTACTGCACAGAATACAAATACTGGGGTTATAGTCGCAGCTGGTGTTGGACTCGATTCTACAACAGCTATCGCAGCTGATGGTATAACAGCTCCAGCTACAACATCAATAGCTAATGGCTATGTTCCATTGATAACTCCATATGTTTCGTATGTTAGTATTGGTAAACATTACTTAGCGTGGCTTGAATATTCAGCTGCAACAGGTACAACAACTTGGACAGGTACACCGACAACTACAATAAATGCCGGTATTATGGGTAGTTTACTAGGGTAAAAATCATGGACATATTAGGCCAAATCATAGCACTTATTCTTGCAGCAGCTGTAACATATGGTGCTATTCGCCAGGATATAAAGAACATACATCAAAATATTTCTGATTTAAGAGAGTCTGTCAATGAGGCTCATAAACGAATTGATAGTATTATTTTATCAGAGCATAATAAATGAGTTTCAGTTGGAGGTGCAATATGGTCGTACCAAAATTTTTTAAGGATTTATTCACTGAGCGGGATGGTGTTAGCTGGTGCTTAGGTCGTGTTATGGCTGCAGCCGCTTTCGGTGAGATGAGTTATAAGTTCTTAACTGGTAGTAATTTAGATTGGCAAAGTTTTGCTATTGGTGTATCAGCCCTCATAGCATCTGTAGCAGCTAAAAATTATTCGGAGAAGAAAAATGAATCCGATAGTGTTTAAATATCTTGGAATAGGTTTGATTATACTTGCTATGCTTACTGGCGCATATTATAAAGGATATGCGCATGAACATGATAAGTTATTATCTTACCAAGCGCAAGTCAAACAAGAACAACTTGACCAAAGTTCTGTAATTAAACAGAAGGAAAAAGAAAATGAAGACCAAACTAAATTTGTGGCTCAAAGTATGGATAACTACTATAAGCATCTTGAGTCTGATAGGTTGCAACACATTAGTTCCAGTGGCAGCAGTTCAGCAAAAACTCCCGCCAGTAACCAAGAGAATGGTGGAAGTGGGACCTCTTCACTCGGAGCTTGTTACGGAACAGAATTCTATTATAAAGCCTTGAAGACTGAAATACGTCTTGAAGAGTGGCTTGAGTGGCAGAAAGTACAGCATATACCAGTAGGAGATTAGCATGGCATTTACCTTTGTATGGGATATAGCATTTAAAACAGCTCCATCAGATAGCGAAGTTGTAAGTCTTGGCGCAAGTCGAATTCGAGATTTAAAATCTGCTATTACAGAGCGCATAGAAGTTGACCATAGTTTAGCTGGAGATGCTAATGATGGTGCGCATTTAAAGACTACACTGTTACAACAAGGCGCTGACCCTACAACAGCAACTACTACAGGTTTTGTATATACAAAGAATGTTGCTGGGGCTACGGAGTTATTTTATAAGGATGCAGCCGGGAATGTTGTGCAAATTACAAGCGGTGGAAAGATTCCTGACTCTGCTATTGCAAATACAACACTAGTTCCAGCAGGCTCTAGAACAGCTTGGAATCAAACTACAGCTCCAGTTGGCTGGACTAAAGATACTAGTGCAGCTTTAAATGACACTGCCATGCGTATTGTAACAGGTACAGTTGGAAGCGGTGGTAGCGTTGCACTTAGTGGCGCAGCTTATACACCTACAATATCTATTGGTACATTAGCTGTTGGAGCACATGCATTAACTACAGCTGAGTTACCTAACTTACAGTATCAAATATATGCTCCAACAGCTAATGCAGGTAGTAATGGGGGTTCTATTAGTTCTTTTGGTACTGCCAGTATATCACCAGCTTGGACTAATGTACCGCAAACTGCTGCTATCGGCTCATTTAGAGATACTAATGGTAATGGCTCACATGCACATAGTTTTACTGGAACACCGACTTCAAGTACTATAACATTAGACCTAAAGTATAATGACTTTATCATAGCGAGTAAAAACTAATGACTGATAAAAAATTTATTTGCCCATTGATAGGAAAGCCTTGTATCGAGGATGGTACTATTGTAGACGGTGAACTTCATGCTTGTAGGTTTTGGATTAAAGTAGTTGGAAAGCATCCACAGACTGGCGCTGATGTAGACCAGTGCGATTGTGCATTTTCTTGGATTCCAATGCTCTTGATTGACAATACTCAAAAGCAACGTGAGACTGGTGCTGCAATTGAGTCATTTAGAAATGAGATGGTTAAAGTACAAGAAGGTAGTAATATGGTTCTTGCTAGTTTAATAAATCCTAATTCAGTACGTTTAATTAAAAACGATGGCTAATCTAGTAAGTGCAGTATCACCATATAAGTATATAGTAGCAAATGGGATTCAAGACCCCAGAGTTTCTGACGCTATTCGCAGTATAGTAAAGATTCTTCAGGATACGCATAAAGACCTTGCAGGTGGGATAAATACACTTAGTGGACTTGATGCATTAAAAGCTCCTATAGCATCTCCAGCTTTTACTGGCGTTCCTACAGCACCAACAGCAGCACCACTAACTAATAACACACAAATTGCTACTACAGCTTATACTGACTTAGCCATAGTAGCAGCCATAGCATCTATTATAGCTGTTCCGGCAGGAACTATTATAGACTTTGCTGGTACATCTGCTCCTACCGGATATCTAGCTTGTCCAACAGCTTCTGGAGGTGCTCAAGTAGTTAGTAGAACTACATACGCAGCGCTATTCGCTGCTATAGGAACTACTTGGGGGGCTGGTGACGGTTCTACAACCTTCGGTATTCCCTGGTTCGCAGCAGATTATGCAGCTGTACAGGCTAATGCTAATGTAGGTACTAGTAGTGTTGGTGTAAATTTAACACATAGTCATACTACAAATAGCGGTGTAGTTTCAGGCGGCGGCGGCACGCTTACTGCTGGAGCGGCATTAGGTTTTGGAAGCGCCACGGCAAGTACTATGACTCCTGCTGGTGGTGCGGCTAACTTAGCCGCTGGTGTTCGTACCTTAAAATGCGTTAAGACTTAAAATGGCTTATCCAATAGACCCAAGAAAAATCTGGCAATATACTCAAGTAAAAAATTTACTTGGCGGTATAAATCTAGCTACTAAGCCTGACATGATTCAGGATAATCAATCTATTCAACTTGATAATGTAATAGCTAAAGCTGGCGGCATAGGTACAGACACTGGATATAAGACATTTGGAGCGCCAGTTACAGGTATTCCGCAAACCACATATGAATTTATACGTCAAGATTTAACTACTCATTTAATACTAATAACAACGAAGACTGTATATAAGTGGAATATAACATTTGAAGAGTGGCAACTTATTCGAGGTACTGCTGGTACTACAACGACATCTTCATATGGCTCAGGCGCTACAATAATAAATGTAGCGTCTGCTGCGGGATTCTCAACTGGAGATTTAGTTGGAATTACACTTGATAATGGGCAGTCCTTTCAAAGTTTAATAACAGTCGCAGGTACAAGTTTTACACTAACAACACCTGTACCAAGTGGTAGGTCTATATTAAATGCTGGAGCTGTGGTTAGAGCTGTTGTGCTTGCTGGAACTCTTGACCATGGAGTTACACCTGCTACTATAGCTGGTAGTGATTGGATGGTATTTACTAATGCTATTGATATAGTTAAATATTATGATGGAACAGAATGTAAAGATATTCCGAACTTACCAAGTGCTGGAAATACTACATGTGAATCTTTAGTAGTGTATAATACAGCTTTATTTTTACTTAATACTATTGAGGGTGGAACTCAGCATGGGCAGCGAGTTAGGCGGTCTGACCAACTTAATCCAACTAACTGGACAACAGGAACTGCCGGGTACGATGATTTATTAGACACGGCAGATAAAATTCTAGCTGGAGATTTATTAGGACCGTACCTTATAATATACCGAGATAGAAGTATCGCTCGCGGCAGTTTTATAGGTTCAAGTGGAATGAATTACTTCTTTGAAACTATGATTACTGGTGAGGGCGTATTATCTACTGGAGCTTTGGTGCCAACTGGGGATTCGCACATTATAGTTGGTCATGCTAACGTATATGAGTACTTAGCAGATTATACTTTAAATCCAATTGGCGACCAGATTTTTTACCTAACATTTGGGTATGCTGGAAACTTAAATCCACAATATAGACAGCGATTATTTGCACTTTATATTGAGGAATTAGATGAAGCTTGGATATTCTATCCATCTACTAGTTCACCTGATGGAACTTGTGATACATTGCTTCGATATAATGTAGGTGATAAATTTTGGTATACTAGGCACTTTGCAAATACATTTGTAGGCTTTGGCTTTTATACAAAGACTAATGCAAATATTTGGAGTACCTTAGCTGGAACATGGGCTGCCCAGACTTATACTTGGAATAGCAGAGTTTCATTTGCTAATACAGATATAACACATCTATGTTCATCTCAAGGAAATCAAGTATTTTCATATGACTATAATGCACAACTTGACAATCAAACAGCAATCACGTATACTGTGGAGACTAAAGATTTTTCAATGCCAGACTCAGAATTTCGATTCGATATGCTAGAGATGTTTATACGAGGTACTAGTGTATTAATACAGTATTCGACAGATAGCGGATATAACTGGAATACATTAGCAACCATAAATCAAAGTATACAAGAAAAAGTTCGAGTATATAAACAAGTTATTACGCATAGAATTCGTTTTAGATGGTCTGGCAATAGTAATGATTTTGCCCTTGAATGGTTTGGATTTAGTTATAAAATTGAAAGTTTATACTAGGAGTTAATCATGGCTGGAGGTTTTTTAGGGCAAGTTGAACAATTCTTTACTGGAACAAAACCAGACCTAAATATATTTAACAATCTTGACCCGCAACAGCAACAGTTGCTTAATCAACTTATTACTAAACTTTCAAACCCTCCTGCGGGATA